CAAGGGGCAGGGCTAAATACTTTATGTTGGGACAAAATGGCTCAAAAGTATTCAATATCCGATAAAGAAAAGTTTACAACAGAAGATATTGAAAGAGGAGTTTAAACCATTCTTCTGATTTTTGTTCACAGTTAAAGATTTTTAGCATAAGTATTTTTTAAGTTCATTAATGTTATCATAGCGAGACGAACCACTCATACCTTTTATAAAGAATTTTTTAGGACCTGCCCAAATATCTACTATTTGTTTTCCTTTAATTCTAAAGTGATATGGACTATATTGTTCTGCATTTTCATAGAGTTCATTTTCATATAAAAAGTTTTCTAAATCTTGTGTTCCTTTTTCCCACTTAATTTTATTCTTTTGTTTTTTTAAATCTCCCCTCATATTATTTATCTGCGTTTTCAATAAACTTTTTTTGTTCTCCGACCAATTTATCAAATTCAATTCCTAAACCACTATATTTTTTACTAACGATATTTAATTGTTCAAGTGTAGTAGTATTTTCAACCTCTTTTCTAACTTCTTCGGTTAAAGATGGATTGTTTACTATTTCATTCATTCCAATCATTTGATAAAGTCGGTCATAATTTATGTTATCTTTTCGGTTTAAGTCTTTACCAAATATGCGACCAAACTTTTCACAAGCGTCTTTAATGGCAAAACTCTCACTTGCTGGACTTCCTATTTGAACAGCACTAGAGTTCATTTTATCAAATTCAGTAGCCCCACTTCCTTTTTGCACTTGGATAGGCATAGCACCTATACCGTCTTGATAGTCCCATTCTCCTGTAATTGGGTCTAAAACCCAAACTCTTACAGTCGTTACAATACTATTTGCTAGTAATTTAATTTCTTTTACTTCTACTCTCCATTTTGCAAATATCATTGTTAAAAGATATTCAACTCTTTCAATAGGTAGATAATTTAAGTTTTTTACGAAAGGGTGTTGTTTAATCCAATCTTTTTTAGGTTCAGCATTTAAAATTATATTGAGCTGGTTTTGCTTATTGATTATAGCTTTATCACTATACAAATCTTCCAATGATGGAATAGACTTTTTTATTACTGCGGGTTTTGTTTCCATAAACTTTTATTCTTCTAATTTTGTTAATAAATTGACTGCCACTTTCCTTATAAAGTTTGAATTACCATCGTCTTCAGCTATTGGTGATAATAGCGTTTTAAGTAATTCATTTTCTTGCCAAGTGATTAAAATTTCTTTATTTTCTATCATATATTTTGTTAATTACAGGCGACTAACCCTGTGTTTATATATTAGCATTTTTGCAAAGTGTATGCAAGTAAAACTGGGGATAACTATTCTCTATATTATTTATATCCTTTCATTACTGCTACACCATCTTCTACAACATAGTTAGGAACTTTTTCTTTTGGTGGTCTTTCTCCAAAATCACTCCTAAGAGCATTAGATAAAAATGATTTATAATTTTTATAAACCTTACCTTTTGATTTACAATAATCTACTAAAGCATTTGCTTTTATTTTTACTTGAGATTTATCACACTTAAATTTTGTAGTAAATTCTACTATAACTTCTTCTGGTATTTCTTTTAAGAAAGAGATGGAGGATTCTATTTTATCTTCTCTTATATTAACTTTACTTAACTTAACTTGTGGTACCAACTGGTTGCCATTTGGTTGACATTCTGTATACGCTTTATTATCTTTAATTTGTAAGAGTTTTTTCTCATCTTGATATGAAGTAGGATTAAATCTATCCATTCTAATTGCATTATGAATAAGCCAATGTTTAATTACAATTACCCCATTTTCAAAAGTTAGTAAAAATCTTTTAGCTATTAAGATTTTAAAATCATCTTCACCGACTCCTATTTCTCGCATAATTTTTTTAGGATTACCAACAAAACCCTCATCGTCTGCTCTCATAATTAAATGAAAGTATAAGACCTGAGAACTCGTTGGCATATCTAAAAAAGCATCGCTATCTATAATTTGCTTTGCTATCATTCTTTTGTTTGCCATATATTTTTGTTTCTTTAGTCCTAACCCATATCGCCTTGCGAGTAATATGGATTGAGGCTAAAGAACGCAAGACTAACTAATAATTCATAGCAATTTCGGATTGCTACACTAACATTATATCATTTTAAAAACTTAATACCTAACTCTTTTTCTTCTCTTACTTTTAATAGTTTTCGGATTTGTTTATATCTTTTTTTATTCCATCCTCCGAATTGGATTTTTTTAATTTCTTTGTGTTTCATTTTATCATAGCAGGATTTTTAAGCGGGATGGTTGCTGATAAGGCAAGTCCAATTATTTACACCTGCACGCATATTTATATATTAAACCTATCTAATATATTGTGCAACTGTTGATAAATACTTTACAAATCTATTAATTGTGCTATTATATAAATGTTGGTTTATCCAGCTCTAAAGCGTTTATGAAAGTTAGCGTAAATAAAACTTTCTCATGAAAATAAATTTAGCTTAAATGCCTCATTTTGGGGCATTTTTGTTTGAATAGCTAATACTTCGTTTTCTTACTTAAAATCGTTTCTAGGGGCAGTTTTAGGCTAAATAGAGCTATCTATGAGTCTAATCTTCTCCTTATACTTACTAATAATGTCCTCGTAATACTTTTCTTCGTGTTTTTCACTTTTCATAGCCCTATAATGACGGATATATAAATCATCAAATCTTTTCTTGCCAATTTTTACTAAGAGGTTATGGGAGTAGATTGCTAGATTACCAGAAAGCCATTTATTACATCTCACACATTGACCATTTATATTTTCCTCATCAAAATCTAATACATTATGATAGAAATGTCCTGCATTTTCAGCTAACCCATTCGGACAAGTAAAACATTTTTTATCTCGTTTCCTTATATATTCACTAAATGTTTTCCAAGCATTATCTTTTAGTCTATCTTTTTTTGCTCTCATCTCTTAATTTTACCATAGTGTATTTTTTCTAACAAGATGATAATGAGTATTTTTCCCAACTAATTCTGTATTGTATTCAGTTGTTATATTCATTCTATCATCACGCCTTAAATGTAAAATAATATCAGAGAGTCTCCATATTCCATTTTGTATTGCCCAAAGATTTGTTATGACACCCTCTTTTTCTAATTTTTCACGGATTATATCTTTTTGTGATTTCTTTTCCATAAACTTTGTGTTATTATAGTTTTGGGAGTACGACTACTCCTAGCACAGCAAGTTCTTCATAAACTCTTGCTGTGTTTTTTATTAATCTTCTTGTTCTTCGTAATATGACCTATCTGCCTGTTCTGCTTCCTCTAATCTTTTTTCATAAGTTAATCTTTCTTCATCTTCTTGTGATAATTCACTAAATGTTTTTAAAAAATTGTCCATAAACTTTGTTATTAAATAATAAAGTAGTTCGATGAGGTTTCAACGATATTCCCAGTCGTAACCAAGAAGTCGTTTCCACCTCATAACCCCTACACATATATTATATACCTATTGCAAATATCGTGCAAGTGTTAGGGTGTGGATAAGTATAATAGAAAAACCGCACATTTGATAGAGATTTAATTTAATGCATCTTCAAAGGTACGGCTTTCTAGGGTAATTTAAACTAATGAATCCGTCTGTGTTATCTTGTTTAGTGTGCTGTCCTAACTCCCAATAATCATTTCGTAATTCCGAGTCTAAATTATTGTTATTAAATGTCCTAGCTTAATAACAGTTTAATTATCTCATATATGTTTTTCATGTCAATAATTTATCCACTATTGCACATTTATATTTTTAGTAATATACTTTATATATCATCTGTATAGGACACCATTTTTTAAATAAAAAACTATCACAGAGTGATAAGAAACAATTAACACAAGCTAATGTTCACAGGTGGAATGTGGGGACATAAGGCTAGGTATGCTTCACTCGTTATGGGAAGAGTGGACTGTACGACTCAATGTGAAATCCATTGAATGAAATCCGCTACCCAGATAATCCCAAGTGAAATCGCCACATAAGTAACTTGGGGAAGGATAAATAATATCACCCCACATCTTGGTTAATGATGTATGCCAGTAATTATAGAAACAGTAGTGAATACTGGATAGGTGCAAATCCTATACTGGCGTAAATTAATATATTAGTAAAAAATCCCCACTTTTTGGGGATTTTGTTATTATATTCCACTATCTATTTTTTGACCAGACTGAATAAGGTCTGTCCCTATTTCATATATAATTTTAGTTATTGCTCTACCTCCAGTTACTATTGCTCCAGATAATGCAGAGAAAATTAATTCTTTAGAGAAAGTAACATCTTCTGCAGTTACAGTTGCAATAAATGCAACAATGAAAGTCCCAACAAAAGTTACTCCTGCACTAACTAAATGACGCTTTAAGTTTTTGTTCATATTATAATTGATTTAATAAGTTAATAATTTGTGACTTGATACTATTTTTATCTACTGTAATTAATCTAGGCATGATTAATCTATCTATCACATTATGGTCAGGAGATGGACAATTTGCTTTGACTACACCATCTATTTGATAATGTCCAATAATTGTATCTCTTGATATTTTTATACCCCAGCGTAAACAAATATCCTTGATTAGTTCACACAGAGTATTTAGTTGCAACTCTGAGGCTTGGGCTAAATCCATACCCTCGTTTTCTATACCAATAGTGTAATTATTTGGATTAATACCTTGCTTATAAAGTTTAAATGATGGATTTCTAACATTTCCTGCGTGCCACGCTTTGTTTGCTTCTTCTACATATTGCATAATTCTACCATCTTTTCCTACTCCGTAATGGGCAGAAACTTGAGAATCTTTTGTTGAAAACCACGATGTCATAGAATCTAAAGTACCAGCAGAAATGTGGACAACAATAATTTCTGGTTTGTATGTATCTCTACTGCTAAAGTTTGGTGATAATTTTTTTATTATATTCATATTATACTAAATAACCCTTTTGACCTGTACTCTTAAATCTACTAGGTCTTGGGACTATATATTTTCTTTTACTAATAACTATTTTAGGAGAAGTACTCGTTGCTTTCTTGCTTGTTATATATAATTTTCTATTATTTGTCGCCATAAGTTGTTTTTGTATTAATTGTTGATAATAATTTTGTGGTATTTTGTTGTTCTGTGTAAATGTATATTACCAAAGGGACAACAATTACTGTAATAACAGCTAGCCCTCCTGTGATAAATCCACGCCAAACTTTTAAAGCTTTTACATCTCCATTGGTATGGGCTTGAGCTTCGTCAACTTTGTCAAATCTCCCCTTAACCTCATCTCTGAACTCTTGTATTATTTCTTTAATTGAATATCCCTCCATAAGATTAATTCTCTAGTGTTACATCCCAACTTGTAATAGTATTATTTACCGCTTGTATATTTTTATCAATTTTATTTAAGAAATAAAAAGTACCGACCATAAATAAAACAAATACACTTATAACAATAACCCATACCCACTTACCTTTTTCAAGTTTTCTTATCATTTTAATTTTAATTGGTTTATAGTGTTTCATCTTCTGTTGGTGTTACATTGACAATGTTACAACATTCTGCTTCTAATTCAGATTGTTTTTTAGACTTATGTTGAGCTTTCATCCTGTTATCCATTTCATTAGCGTGATATAAAGCCCAGAAAACTTCTAATGGCATATCATTAGTTATTGTTTTCAAACTTTCAGGATTATTTTCATCATAATCAGGGTTATCTATTTCAGCTGGATAACCATAAGATTCTTTGAATAAAGTTGTTTGAACTTCATCAAAATTAAATTTAATTTTTAATATCCCATCCTCAAACCTATATTTTGTATTTCCCATATATTACTTATATTAATTTCTTTTAATGTTTACATTACAATGACGAATTGTAATGTTTGCCCCACTTGTATTATTTTTAACTGATAACCACACTCTATCTCCAGCTACTAAAGAAACTAAACCAGACGAAGCTAATGCACCATAATCTCCCGCTGCACCAAATTTGCGAGAGACAGCTGTATTATCAAGAGGGGTTATGTTTTTGTTCATTTCAAACTTAAATACTTCATTTGAGTTTGCTGATAATGCTGTATTATTCATTGAAACTCTGTATACTCCATCTGCTCCAGTTGCTACCTTTAGATATGAACCCATTGCCCATTCTCCTGTTTGAGATGATGTATATGCTTTAGTTACATAGAAAGTATCATTTGTAACCTTAGTAATTGAGTATGTTCCATTGTAATCTGTTGTAGCGTGTATGGTTATGATATCTCCAGTAAGTAGTCCATGTGCAACATCTGTAATTAGAATTGTTCCTGCTACTGTTCCTGAATAATCAGATACGCTTGCAATACTTCCCTCTATTCCTGATGTAAAGGTAAAGCCAGAAAGTAAACCAGCGGTAAAATCATTGACAGCATGATATACATCTTGTGTTCCTATTGTTGTTGGGTTTGTATTTTCATATTCATACATTTCTGCATAGTATTGGTCTACAAGTTTTATTTCTTTGCGAGTATCTCCAGTAGTTTGTGTTAGATAGAATTTATCAGTCAAAAACTCCATAGTTCCTGCTTCTGGATTGGTAAGTAATGTCCCGCTTGTAAACTTCAATGGAGCTGTAGAAGCCGTGGCTGTTCCTGCTCTTAGATGTAAAGTAGCAGTTGGAGTTATTCCTATTCCCACATTTCCAAGTTTATCTATTCTCATTCTTTCTGTAACAGAAGACCCTCCTGCATTTGTATAAAATCTTAGCTGTCCAGGAACCACATTATTACTTGCATTCCCTTCTGCAACTCCTTGAATTAAAGCTCCATCAATAAACTCATCTCCGTCATACCCAGCAAACCTAACAGCACCGATAATTGCATTATCATCTACTGCTCCTGGAGTAGCACGACTTCCATCTGCTTTTCTTAAAAGTAGTGCTGGATATGTTGCTTCGGTATCATGAAATGAAGAAACAGTTGCTATTGCATTTGCAGAATCTTTAGATAGTTCCAAAAGTGAATATGGATTTGTATTTCCAATACCAACGTTTCCATTTTTTAGTGACATCGTATCAACTAAAACATTTCCTGTTGTCATTGATTGGAAAGTTAATCGTGAATCAATATAACTACTACCATCCCATTTTGAATATATACGTCCTGAACGACTTGAAGAGGTAGCATCAGAGGGAGAAGTCCAAAATTCCATACCAACTTCATTACTAATTGTTCCACCATTGTCTAATCTAAAAAGAGAAGTACCCGCTCCAGTTTCATTTGCTTTAATATGTAATGATTCTGCTGGTGCTGTCGTCCCAATTCCAACGTTACCTATTGTAAAATTATATTTACTAGCTCTAAGCTCCATAGGGATAAGAGCTAGAGAATCGTTTAATGTAGTTATTCTTCCTGCTGTCGCATCATCAGATCCTATACCAAAAAGGATATTAATATCAGTTGTTGGTCTAACTTGTAATTTATGGGTTGGATTTGTGGTTCCAATTCCTATATTACCATTAGCTAAGACAGTCATACGAGCTGCATTGCTGGTAAAGATTTGAGCAGGATATGCTCCAGAATGTCCAAAGGCAGCAGCATAAGGTAATCCATCAGTTCCTATCAATCCTGTCCCTGCACTATTTTCCGCTCCAAAATATGAGTTTCCTCCTGTATTAGTAATTTGAGTATAGACTGCACTTGTAGCAACGGTGTTTTCTAATTTTAATTGAGGTCCAGCACCAACAACGTGCAATTTTACCCCTGGACTTGTCGTTCCAATCCCAACATTTCCACTACCTAAAATCGTCATTTTAGTTTCTAAGGTTTGCAAAGTTGTAACAGCACCAAGAGTTGTCCCTGTTTGAAATGAAATTGTAGAAGAACCAGCTCCTGTTCCTGCTCCAGAAGAAATAACTAACCCTCCACCATTTATATTTAAAGTTCCTGCAGTAGTTCCCCCAGCTGCAATAGTTAAAGCTTTTCCTGAAGTTCCTGTAGCACTATCTTCTATCCATATTTTTCTAGTAGTAGAATTACCAAATGATAGTGAGTTTGTTGGACTCGTTGTTCCTATCCCCATATTTCCATTATTTAAAACAGTCCACGCCACAGTTGCTCCATTATTCCCAACTAATGCTTGAATAGCAGGGGAGGTTAGAGTTCCGTTACCTGTTGTGCCTTGAAGTTTTAAGATGTCGGTTACGCCTGTGCCTCCGATAGCTGTTTGACCGCCTGTGATTCCAGGTTTATATAGAAAATTATTCATCAAGTCAGTTTGTGTAGTAATTGTACCAGTAATAGAACCCCAGACAGCGGTTGCATCATTTAACGCAGTTATTTGTATATTATTTCCAACTGTTGTGAATTGTATATTAGTACCAGCCGATATGGTCACCGCTCCAACTAATCCATTAAAAGAAGTAACAGTAACCGTAGTTAAATCTGCTTGTATTAATAATCGTTTAGTAATTGGGTCAACTCTAAGCATTCTAATAAAACCATCAGAATCATTTTCAATTCCTGCTAGTACGGTTATATGATTTTGGTCTCTTTTTAGTGTTTCGTCCATAATTATTCTTGTGATATTAAACTTCTAATTAATATAGCTCTTTTACCTATACTTAAATTTTCTAAATGTAGATTTTTTATATAATTTTCAGTTTGACCAGTTAAAATAGCAAGGTCTCTAACGACTTTTGGAGTAACTATTTTTGATGTTAAAACTCTTACTATTTCAAATGGATTAGTACCAATAGAATTTTTTTCTAATGTTTTATTTGATATTTGTCTTACCGCTTCTTTAGTTTTAAATTTTTCATAATCTTGTCCAACTGACTTAAAGAAATCTGTTAGAACACTTTTTGATATACCTGGTTCTGTTAATATACCTTCAATCTTTTTAGATACCGCTAATTTTTCTGGTAAAGTTTTAAATTTTAATTTGCCTAATATATTTTGGGTAGCATCTGCAAGTCCCTTAGACTGAGAATAAGCTAAATTAGCTTTTGCTAGTTTAGGGGTTGCTTTAGATATTGCACTAGTAAATCCACTAATTAAATTATCTAATAATTTATTAAAAGCTAGTCTATCTGGGTCTATCCCAGGATTCTTTATTTTAGATGTTTCAATTCGTTTAATACTCTCTCTTATTGTTTTTCCATCTAAAAATGGAGTTTTATTGACTGTATTTATTATATTTAATGCTCTTTTCTGTAAAATTGGATTTAGTATTTCAGAATCAGTTAAATCTAATATACCATTTTTTATTTTTACCCCATTGTTAGTTAAAGCTTCTAATCCACTATTTTTAATTAAGTTTTCATCTATATCTGTTTTTGATAACGATTCAAGAGCCTTACCAAATTTAACACTTGCAGTTTTCTTAAACTTTGTCATTCCAGTTACATAATCATTAACATTATTTTTTAAAATTTGTTCCTGTCCCAATTTTTTAATTGTTTTAACTGTATCTTTTGCAACTTTAGAATTTTTATTTATTAATCCAATAGTATCTTCTGAAACACCAGAAAGAGCAGAGCCTATTCCTTTGGTTGCTGACCCTAATAATTTTGATACTGGTTTACCAACTATTGGCAATGCACTAATTCCAGCTCCAATACCAGTTCCTGCACCAGGTTTAAATGGTTGTTCTTTTCCTTCAGATAAATTTTTTACAACATCTACTCCATATCCCATACCAGCACCAGTTGCAATTTTAGATAATGGTTCTGCAATTTTACCAAGTTTTAAAGCAGTTCCACCAACTTTTAATCCTTTAGCAATTTTACCAACTGGAGCAAAGTTTAAAGCAACATTCCCTATATCTCCAACGACTTCACTTGCTTTTGGTCCAGTTATATATTTCTTTTCTTCTTCTGTTGCTTTTGATTTTGCTATTTGAGTTCCAATAAGTTCTCCAATTTTTCCACCACCAAATATAGAGTTTAATACACCTCCTACTTTTTCCATACCAGTTTTTTCTTGTGTTTTTGGTGTTGGTGTAGTAATTTTCGAAGCCCTATATTGAGCCAAATCAGTCTTTATATCTCTAGTTGTTAAATTACTAGGTGTTGTACTAGAAATAGTGTCCACAGGGCTTGTAGACTTCTTTAATGCTCTATATGCTTCTAAGTCAGCTTTTATTTGTGTATTATCCATAATTATGCGTAGTATCCCTCTTGACGAGCGATAGCTTTAACTAAATTACTAATCGGAATCTTATTTGTTGGTGTTAAGGTCGTCACTCCTAATATCTTTGCTACATTATTACTCCAGTTTGGGTCTTCTGCATATACTTTACCTAATTGTGCTATTGTTGGATTTGCTGGTAGATATTTACTATTTCCTTTAATTTTAGCTTCTATATCCATCTGCATAGCTTTAAATCCTGTTTCTTCATCTGGGAATATAAGATGTCCTTGATTATCCATTCCTATTGCAAGACTATCTGCCACTCCACCTTGTTTTACATTTCCTGGATTCTTATTTTTCTGGGGGATATTGGAAGCTGTCGTATTTCCAACGGAGTTAAAACCCTTTAAAGATTTAATCTCTGCATCTGAATACCCTTTACTTTTTAGATATGCTTCTTCATCAGAAGATATGTTTTCTTGTTGTCCACTTTTTTCTACTACTTTTTTCATTACATCTTCTATTTTTTGTAATTCTTTTTTAAATTCTGTTTCAGACATATCAGGACTTAAAGCACTAGAAGCGGAAGTAATTATTTTAATATCAGAATCAGATAGAACACCTTTCATAACTCCCATATTTTCAAGAGTTAATTGACCCTTAATAGAATCAAGTCTTGCTCTATAATCTGCAGACTTTGAACCAGCTATTGGTGTTCCTTTTAATCCAAATAAACTAGATAATCCTTTTGCTCCAACTGCTCCCTGAAATCCTTTGGTGTTTTTAAGAGTTTCAATGTCAGTTAATAATTTATTAGCTTTATCTATTTTAGCTTGTGGAGAAGTATCACTGGTAGTAACTGGGTCCCATTCTTTAGTATCAGGATTCCAAGAATAGTCAGTTTGTCCAAAAGTTTTAATTACAGGAGCTTCATTGTTTGTTCCTGCTCCTGCACCAGTTGCAATTACATTTCCTTGTGCATCATATCTGACTTGGTCTTTTCCAAGAGTAAATCCTTCAGCACCTGCACCACCAGCAACAGATTTATATGTTCCATCTGGTTGTTTTTGATATAGTTGTCCCCCAACCGAAATAGGTTCATTTTGTTTATCTTTTGATTGTGCATAATCAAATCCAGCTTTTCCAATATCTTGTAATCCTTTCTGTGTATCTTGAGCCAATCCAATATCTCCTTGAAGTCTATTTAATTCAATTCCAGAACGATTTGCAACACTTTGCTGTTGTCCTGTAATAAATCCCATAGGTATAGTTTGGTCTTGTATTCCTTGAAGTGAAGTATCTCTTGCTATTACTGCGTCATTATATTTTGTTTTAGCGTTTGTTACATCTGTACTTGGCATTAAAGATTTTATATATGCTTGAAATGCTGTATCTGTTGCAGATGGTGTTGTAGTATTACTTGTAGTTGCTTCTGTAGATGTCTGTGTTGAGTTTATAGGGGTTGTAGTTGTTGAAGTAGGCTTATTTACCTCTGGAAGTCCTTGACTTCGTCCATAATCAGTTAAAAGACCTGTAGTATTATCATATGAGGGATTTATGGTTGGTGTTGTTGGAGTATTTTGTTTTTGATTTTGGATATAAGTTTGAGCCGCAGGAGTTTTAACTACCGAAGAAGTACTTGATAATGGTCTAAGCAATGTTGGAATTGTTGTAGTAGCTCCATTGTTTGCTGATGGAGTTGAATTAACAGGCTTTTTAAGATTATTAATTGCTGGAACTGGTATATTTTTTATGTTTTTTAAGAAGTTTTCCATATATTTATTTTATTATTAATTAGAAACCTGAAGCTCCCTGCCATGGATACCAATATGGCACACCCGACACAATGTTATTTTGTGTACCAAACGGAGGTATGTATCCTCCCTCTTCTGTTTCTCCTTCATTATCAAGCATCTGTTGAATAATTCCACCATAATCATTTCTATATCCAGCTTCCATACCTCCATCATACATCATCCAATATGTTTTTGCATTTGCTAGATTACCTTGTTGTTGCCAATATAAAGCACAAGAACGATAAACAACAGCTATATCATAAGCTTCTGGTATTACAGAACATTGTCCTATTGTATATGAAGCAGAACCAGCAACAATAGATGTTCCTTCATAAGGTTTTGTTAAAGTTATTTCAGTAGCGCTTACATAAGCACTAATTTCATACCACATTCCATCTCCACCACCCACGGCAGTAGTTTCAGTTATTTTAATATATCTTCCTACCATATCAGCAGTCCAAACAGTTCCGCTTCCTATTATTGAAGTCCCTGCATTTGCGATAGATACGATATTTCCAGTTGTGTAGTCTGCGATAGATAGGTCTTTTACATTTAATCTTCCACGAAGTAATATAAGGTTACCTGTTGTTGCAGGAATTGGTTTAATACTATATGTTTTATTCATTACATAAGTAAAATATGGAACATTTGAAGTACCAAGACGATATGCTTGAATAAGTTTCCATTTAGTTGGGTCAAATATCATTTCAGGCATATATACAGTATTTGAAGTTCCACCTGAACCACTATAAATAGACAGGTCGATAAGTTTTCTGAACTTATTAGGTATTTGATATGTTTCTACTCCTGCTTGAGTATATTGGTTAGATGTATCTTCTAAAAAGCGAAGTTTTCCACCCTGAAGATTACAAATAGTACGAATACTATCATTAATAAGTGTAGTCCCAAGAGTTTCATTTGTTGAATCTTGGTTTTTTGTTAAATCTTTGTAATTTTGTAAGTATGTTGTAAAAGTTCTCATTTTATTTAAAGTTAATAATAATTATGCTGTCATATCGTACGGTATTCCATACCATCCATTTATTGTTTTAATCCAAAGACGAGAATTTGTAGCATTATCAAAAAATATCATTGTTCCAACTTCAGCATCTCCTCCGTTAAAAGCACTGTGAACACCCACACCATATCCATAAATTACATTTATAGGTAACATTGAAATAGTTTTAGGATTAGGTATATTTGAAGTATATTCAAGATTTACTTTTTGTGTATCTAAAATATCAGAATTAAATACTCCATTAGTTTTTCCATTTATAATTATTGATTCTTTAATACTAGAAATAGGTATATTAGGAGTATCAGTACCATTATGTTCGTGATTAGGAATTTTACTCAAATTAAATTGTTTTTGAGTCATATAATTCTGTATTCTTTGGTCTATTATTTTGTTTAAATTTTGTTCATCCATATATTTAACGAATTCTTAGTTCTTTGAAGTGAATACCTGTTCCATCGGTATAACTTGCACTTGATAAAACTATTTTAAATTGTACCCATTCAGCATTTACTACATTTGAATCAAAGTACTTTGAAAGTTGTCCTGCTACTAAATAACTTGTGGTGTTGATTACTGTTCCCCAAGATGTATTATTTGATTTTCTAGCATAAATACTTATTGAATCTCCTACCCCCATTGGAGTTGTAAGTTTCCATTCTATTTGTGAGAAAGTTTTGTTATAAATCTTAGTAGCCACAGGTATCATATCTGTAATAATATAAGCCTGTCCTGTTGAATATGGGGTTGAGATTGTTTTATCTATTCCACCTACTGAACCAGAATACCAACCTATAAATAATCCATAACCATCATTGCTTGGATTTCCTTGAAAATTACCATTGTTTTGGAAAATAGCACTAACATAACCTGAATATGTACCATAAGACATCTGATTAGACATCCTTATTTTATTTGTTTTTAAGTCTATAGTCCAAAGTCCGCCAAATTCATTTATAGTATTACCAGAATTATCGGTACAACTAAAACCAAAATATAATTGGTTACGATTAAAAATAGCATCTTTCCAAATATAATATGGGCTAGTAACTTTACTTAAATTATCAGAAATACTATCAACATACTGAACATTACTACCATTTGTTACATATATTCTGCCTCTATATCCACAGAATATATATGTCGTTGTGTTTACTGTAACCATTCTTGAAACATAATTTTCTGACAACATAATAGGGTAATTAAATGATGGAGATATTCTATCCCAAGGATATATTTTGTTGCTAACTGAACCTATTAAAAGTGTTTGTCCTAATTCAGCTAAACAAGTAGTCTGTTCATTAGGAGGAACATCTAAAGCAGAAGCATTATATGAATATGATTTAGTAATTGTAAAATCTAAACCAGAACTAGAACCAGTTGCATTGACTGATAAAACAGCGGCCTTACTATTAGTTACAGAAGCAATAAATGCTCCTGTTGGTATTCCTGTTCCAACAATAACTGCCCCAACATCTGTACTAGCAAAAAAAGTTGTAACTGTAGTTATATTTTTAGAACCACTTGTGGTTACTCCATCTGCTACTGTATGAGTTTCTGCGATATTAAAAGATGTATAATTTGTAGCAGATAATGAACTTGGTATTTCGCCTATTGACGCAACATTATTACCATTACATATATAAGTTATATCATCTTGCCCTACTAAAGAATAATGAGAAATTATTGATTGAGCGGTTGATATTAGAGTTTTCCATGAAATAACCCAATTATCAAAAGTACTTAAATAACTTAACGAAGCTAACATTGTTGTTGGGTCAATTATTCTTATAGTATTTATAGTTGTTGCATCAAACCAGAATAAATATCCTTTATATGCTTGAAGTCCATTAGGTCCAGAAGTTGAAGTTTCATTGGATTTATTATGCAAATAAATCCAATTATTTGTATTTCCAAGATTACTTGAGTTATAAACCCAAACACGCCCATTTGAATCTAACATAAAATAAAACCTATAATAACTATTTAAAATATAATCTGTAAAGTATTTAGGTGTACCCATTTGGATAGTTGAAAATGTATTAGTTCCACTTCCTGCTCCAGTTACATCTTTTATTACACCACCTGCACTTATTTCTGATACAGTAAAAGTTGTTGGGGTAGGGGTTGAAATAATATAATAAGCAGTATTAGCAGAAAGTCCAGCGGGTAATGCTCCTCCTGAATTAGTGAATGTAATAGCAGTGTTTATTTCTAAGGGTATAGTTCCGTTATAAGTAAATACATTTGTCCCTGCGTCTACCGTGAAGGTTACCCCAGAAATAGCACTTTGCGTTTGAATTGTTTGGGTTGACATTGATATAGAAACTTCTCCAGGGATAGTAGAATTATCAACATTACGCATATCAGCAATTCCTTGATAAGGATTATTAGAAATACCTTTTTCCCATTCTGAGATTACAATATCTATTCCCTCTTGAGTTTTTTCTATTCTATAACTCATATATTTGTATCTAAACTTTTCACATTAGCGATAAGATTTGTGTTGATACTTTTTATGTTTGCCCTAACATTTGTATTATATGTTTTTAGATTGGCTGGACCTAATGGAGCAGGATTTAATGAAACAGCAAAGGCATGTTTATCAGTTAATGATTCACTCATTGTTGCATCTATTACATTAGTTGCACCGTTATTAGTTAATGTCATACTACATACTTCATGCCAAAGATAACTACCACCATTATCAAAATTTTCAATCCAAGTATTTTCTTGTGTTGTTGGTTTTACAAATGTTGTTGAATTTGTATTAAAACAATTTCCAAAAAATAATAATGCTGATGCTGATGCTGTAACATTAATACTAGCAGCCCTACAAGTTGTATTACTAACAACATATGATGTATTTGAATAAGAATCTATTGGGTTAGATGTATTAAAACCACCTCTATAAGAAACAATAACACCGCCCATTCTAGAATTAGCTTGATATCCAAAAGTATAAGAAGCACCCTCAGATAAAGCTACTTTATAAAATAATTGATATTTTATAGTTGATACAGTCGCTTCTGCTAATAATGTCCAACCAGTAGGAAGTGAATTAGAATAATAATTAGTATTAACAATAGAAGCAAACATAATATCACCATCTGCTGTATTTGTTGGTTTTGTTAATACTAGAGAATTAGCACTAGCGGTATTTGAATTATTTGAATTTACAAATGATATTGCCATATAATTATGCTACTGTTGTTTGCACATCTTGTGATGGATAAAAATAAATGTAGTCAGCGTTCACCGCAAAACCAACTACTCTAATAACATTATCTGCTCCTGTTGGAATTGTATTTTGCATTTCTCCTGGAGTTTCTCCTAAATAAAGAGTATTTCCTACTGTCCAGTTCCAAGCGTTTACTCTGACAAAAGAACCAGGAAGTGCTACTAATAAAGGATTACCTGAACTTGCTACTGCTAAAGCTATTCCAATTAAACCATAAGCTGTTGTTGTACTATCTGCATCTGTTTTTTGCCAAGTTGCACTTGCATCTAAATAAACTAAATCTCCTACTGCTGAACTTGTATAACCTGAATTAAATGCACTTGTTGAAAAACCTGTACAAGTAACATCTGCACTCGGAGCAGTTAAAACTATTTGTTTAGCATCTCCTAATACTATATTACCTGTCATAGTACCACCTGCGAGAGGGAGTTTTAAATCTCCCATTGCTTTTGTTGCTTTAGCACTTGGCACAGTATCATCTCCTGCACTTACAGAACTTAAATCTGAATCAATTGGCACATTGACTATATCTCCATTAATTCTTCCTATTAAATTATTTGTTGCTACTGTTAAAGCAACAGGTGTATTATCTGTTGTTGCATAAAGAATAGTATTTGCGTCATATAAAGATTTAGGTACTAGATTTCCTATTTGAGTTTGTACAGCCGAAGTAAGTCCCTTAACATAACTTAATTCTGTTAGACTAGGGTATGTAGCGACTGGTGCTGATACTATATTTTTACTTCCATCTGTAATTAAGATTTCACTTGCAGTTAGGTATGAACCAGTTATTGATGTAGCGAAAGTTGGGGCTGTTGTTGGTGCTTTATTACCTAATTGAGTTTGTACTGCACTACTTAATCCTTTAACATACGATAGTTCGGTAAGTGATGGATATGTCGCTACCCCAGCCGAAACTAGATTTTTACTAGCGTCAGTCAATACTATTTCACTGGCAGTAAGCCCTGATACTTGCACACCAGTAGGCGTAATTGCCCCTAGGGAAAGAGTTATTGCTGGAGTGGTAGTTTCAGTCGCAACCGTACCTGAAATACCGTTAGCTGTTACTACGGACACGCTGGTTACGGTTCCTAATCCTGACCCACTTGCTGAAATTAATAATCGTTTAGTAATTGGGTCAACACGGAGCATAGTAATAAAGTTATTACTATCATCTGTAACCCCCCCTAACACTACTATATGATTTTGGTCTCGTTTTAATGTTTCGTCAGCCAATTTATATTTTTGATACTGACACTAATTCCATAAAATATGGACTTAGTCGTTTCTCTTCTGCTCTCTTCCTAGGATGATGAGCAAGGCATAAAGTAATGCCATTATTAATATTAAATCTTAATTCTGGATAATCTCGCCAACTCAAAATATGATGAGCTTCTATCCTACCTTTACAATTTTTATCTGCAATTTTACATTTAAAATTATCTCTTTTATAAACTGCATACTTCCATTGTTTATCATTTGGATTATTTCTTTCATCCTGTTTTTTTATTTTTGTTCTATCCTTAATCCAACTTGGATGATTTGCTCCAGTAAAATCTCCCCTTAATATGTTAATTGGAATTATACCCTTATGTGAATCACTTATTTTAATTTTAGTATATTCTGTTTGTTTTTTACCCTTCATTCTTGATTTTGGTAAATTATTAGAACATTTATAAGAACAAGTTTTTGCTTTACGCCAAACTGGAATAGTAAATAAATTACTACAAAATAAACAATTTTTTGTTTCCATAGTCCAATTTTTTGTATCTCTTTTCATATTTTTATGTAAAAATTAAATCACAAAGGAGACGACCTTCGTTATCTGTTAAAATTTCTTGTAAACATTGATTTGTATCGTCCCATCCCATACAAACAGTTTTATGATTTTCATCTCTTTTAGCTATCTGATTTGCTGTTCCTGCTGTTGCTCCAACATTAGTGATATTAACTAAAAGATAATTAGTTACTGGGTCAACACGGAGCATTAAAACATCTTGAGATGAATCATTTGCTATTCCTGCCCCTATAGTTCTAAAATTAGAATCTCTTTTTATAATTTCATCACTCATTTTTCTATTACTACAAGTTTAGCTGTTGCGACCTCCTCAATAAACTCAACTGTTAATGTTCCTGTTGGTACTATAAAAATCTTACTTGTATTTGCTGGAATAAACTCATCAAATGTTGTACTACTTGCTGTTGCTCCATATTTCATAAAAATCCCTTTATCAATAGCTGAAACTTCTAAATAAACTGTTTTGGTATTTAAAGTAATAGAAGTAGAAGAACTTATTGTTGCATCATAAGTTATTGCGAGGGTGGGGGATTTTATATTTTTAAAGTAATTTTCCATATTATAATTCGTTTACACTTTTAAGAACTTCTTCGACTTTTTTCTTAAAATCTTCCTTATCTTTTGATAATTTTATCTTTTCTTTATCAATTTTTATTCTATCTTTTTCTACTTCTTTTTTAGTAGTCTCAAAAATTGCTTGGTCTTGTTTAACTTTCAATTCTAATCTGCGTGTTTCATTTAATACTTCTGTATTTTTTGTTTCAATTTTTCTAATACTTTCTTCTTGTTCATTTAATTCACCTTTTCTTTTCAACACATTATCAGCTTGTGCATTTTTTTCATCAATTTCATCTAATTGTTTTTGTCTTTCTAATGCCCAGTTTAATTTAGCATCAGATATTTCAGCAATAATTTTTACTAAATCCTCATTTCTTTCATTTATTTCTTTAGTAACTCGTTCTTTAGTAGCAATTGCTTCAGAAGTATCAGTTTTTATTCTGTTTAGATTTTCAACTGCATATTTATACTCTCTTTTTAAATTAAGAGTGTCACTTTCCATTTTTATATTTTGTTCATTTTGTTCCATAAATCCTTTTCTACTTTAAATGCTACTGATAATGCGACCTGTTGACTTTCGAGATGTTCTCTTTCTTTTTTAATTTTTTCATTTTCCTCATCAATTCTTTCTTCTCGTATTTTAATTGCTTTTGAGTCTTGTTCAATGATTTTTCGTTGTTTTGCGATTTCTTCATTAGTATTTTTAACATTTTTCTCCCATAATTCATTCTTTTTCTCAAACACTTCAAGTATTTTCTGAAACTTAGTATGTGTTTCACTAAGAAAATCAGCATATTCATTAACTTTTTGACAAAATTGGTGTATTTCTTCATAGTTTTTATATGTTTTATCTAATAAATCTTTACTATCTTCAAAAACTTTATTAATTTTAACCATCGCTTTTTTTTCTCTTGCCTCTAAATATACAGTTTCATCTTCTTGAAGTTTAAATAACAGATTTTTTGCATCAGAAATCCTAACATTTGTATCTGCCATTTCCTTTAACATCTGCATTTTTTGTGGTTCTAATTCTGTTTCCATAAACTATGTCAGGAATTGCACCTGATTTACAGTCTTAACCATAGTTTTCGCTATAATTAAGCGAGTAATTTCTCTAATGTTTCCTTATTTTGGCGTTTATCGTGTTTAATTCCTCTTTTTTCAAGTTCTGCTAATACTTCTTGTTTATCAGCAAAGATAACTTTATTTACTGCTGGGTCAGCGACTCCATTTGGTACTGCTGTTGGAGTATTATTAAGAAGTTTATCAACCATTGTCTTATATTCTTCAACCTTAGCCATTAGTTTGTCTGTTTCTGATACTGCTATTGGTTTTGCTTCACTATAAAGCTCAGTGATATAAGTATCTGCTAAATCTTGTAATTTAGACTCATTCCAAATAGGTACACCTGTTGGTATTCCTGCTGGGTCAACCGTAGCCGCTGGAGATATATTAAATACTCTTTTTGCTAAGTTTTTGGCTAATAAATGTCCTATATGATATGGCAATGTTATGACTTCCCCAGCATCAATACCAGGAGAACCATGAACACCATTTATAGGACGACCATCATACATACACCCCATTTCTGGAGTGAAACCAAATGATTCCTTGTTGTGAAAAGAAACAACTTGAAAGTCTTTTGGATTTGAAACTTCTGCTTTTGGTTGCATAATTTTTTAATCTCACTAATTATAATCACTAGGCTTTGTCTTTCCTAATGACAGAACTTATCCATCGCTGGTGTTCTGTAGACTTTCCACCATTTCTGATGGAAAGAAACAAAATACTAACGGATGTTAAATCGTACTAATGCACCTGTATCAGCAGAAGCATTTGCTACAATGTCATATCCAAGATTTTGGAAGTCATAAGCACCAGTTGCTGTAACTGCTACAATAACTTGTCCAACTGTGTCATCTCCTGTTGAGAATCCAGCACCTACGACAAGGGTATTACCAGGAATACAACGACCATCTCCATTTACAAGTATCCAACCGTAGTCAGATGCTGAAAATGAAACCTGTGCTGCTCCTTGAGCCATCTGTACTTTAGAAGTAATAGCAGCTGGGTCACATTGTGACATATTTATAAATGTCAAATCTGAATCTGCTACAGCTAGTGAAGTACTTAATGCACTTTCAGGATAAAGAGTTAATGTTGTTGCATTATTTGTCTTAATCTTGAATGTTTGACCAATTCCAGTACCATCGTCTACTACCCCAATGCCATCTTCAAATGCACCGATTGTCATTGAAGAAGCGGCACGAGTTAAGTAAACTTTGCGACCTTGATTATCTGAAGCAGATGACCATAAGTCTGCTGAAGTTACTGTGGTTGGTACTGCTACTAATCCAGTTGCAATAGCTGTGGTAGCTTTAATAAACTGCCACTTTCTTCCATCTGGAGTACTAGCCATTTGACCAAGTTTAAACTCTCCCCTACTTGTTATAGTCTGATATACAGACTGAAACGAAATTGTGTTCATAATTTTTTCAGGCATTGATTCTTAATCGTTGCCTCTTTCTCGTAACACGAGTTTTAATTTTAATCTCCTTTAGGTAGAGTAACCATAAAACTAAGCGTAAGTTGATGCCTTCAATAGGATGTCATAAGCGACTCCACCGATATTTATTCTCAATCCATGCGTTGCTGATACTGTTCCAGTAGTATGGAAAAGATTAGTTGCAGAAGTTGCCGCTCCTAACCCTTGTAAGTTCATAAGATAACCACCTGCTAGAAAAGCTGTTGCTGTTCCATTTGCACTCGCATAGATAAACGAAGTTGCTGACCCTACTGGAGCATTTGAACCTAGATTAAGTTCAATTTCTACAGGAGCATAAGTTCCTTGCGTTGTACCTGCTGCCAAAGTCATTTCCGCAAGAATAGAAGAACCTAATCCTGTAGTATAACCTGATGCACCATAAACTACCTCACCTTTAAAAGCATTTGACCATCCACCTAATGCGACATTTGTCGTCATATAAGCTTTGACTCGTCCACCTACTCCACCAATACCAGTCATTGTATGACTGAATACTACTGGTTCAACACTTGTTGAAGCATTTGTGGAATTACTAGAAGTCGTGATAACTGCTGCATTTCCTGTACTTAATCCTGTAGCATTTATTCTTAGAATACCTGCTGCTGTTGTAGCACTGTTAGCTGTCAAAGTAAGAAGATTACCATTACCAGTCATTGTTCCTGACGAAGTAATAAGTAATCCAGTTCCACTTGTCAAGCCATTAGCAGTAAATACCGCTAATTTTCCAGTTGCCGCTGTATTAGCCGTTATAGCTAATAATCCAGTTGTTCCAGCATAAGCACCACTTGTATTAGTGATTCTTAATGCTGTTCCTGCTGTTGCTGCTCCAGTTACAATATCTACTACTCCACCTGACGCAGTCGCATTAGCCCCACCTCCAGTAATTTGCAATGCAAAACCATCTGTCAAACTCGTTGCTGAAACTCTAACTACCCCTGTTGAGGTTGTAGCAGAATTAGCAATTACAGATAAAGCATCGCCAGTTGTTACCATCGTTCCTGCTGCAGTTATTACTAAAGCGTGTCCGCTTGTAATTCCTGCTGTAGAAAGATTAAATAATGTTCCAGTTGTAAGACTATCTGCTGTAAAGTTTATTACATTTGTCCCTGTAAATATACCAGAGTTTGTAACTGTAAAAGCTGATAATGTTGTAGATGAAGATGTAATATCTCCTAAAGCCACAACAGCACTTCCTCCAATAGTTGTTGATGCTGGTAATGCACAGTTTGATGCACCAGAGAAATCAATATCCATAATGGTATTTAACCCATTAAATTTGACTACTGGTACATAATTTTCAATATATAACATATATTTCCTTTGTATTCCTGCCTCTCAAAACTTAATTTGGTTGAAGCCGAAATATATTTCTAATAATTTACGCAATCTCTTCGGGAGTTGCGACTGTTTCTTCAACAGTTTCAAGAGTTTCAACAGTCTCTACTTCTGGTGTAGTTTCTTCAACTACTTCTACATTTTCTTCGTTTTCCATGTTTTGTAAGAATTAAACTAATAATTATGACAATCCTGCCATCTGTCCGTTCAATCTACAAGCTGTAGCGACAAAGTCACCAGCATAAATCAAATATCCGACATTTGTAAGTTGGTCTACTGGACTCATCATTTTTCTAAACTGGAAACCACGAGTTGATTTAACATTTCCTGGTACTCCACTTGGAACTGCATCAGATGTTTGCTTAAAGTTAGCAGTCATCATGTTTGGGTCATCATAGTTGAATCCTACGAATCCGAAAGCTTTACTATTTACCAAGAACATTTTACCTGATGGAACTTGCTCATCCTTTGCAATAGGTGTTCCACGGAATGTTAGATAAACGAATCCTTGTGAACCTCCTAATGTTGGACCTGTTGGAACTCCACCCCAAGCATTCATTTTTGGATAACCTGAAGTTGAGAAGTTAGCACGAACTGATGGTGTCAAAAGACTTTCATAGGTAGACCAGATTGCTTTTGTTGTAAAAGATAAATCAGGACTATCTACTCCAACTGTTGTTCCATCGTGTGATGTAGCTAGTTTAGCAAGAGTCAATGCACCTGCTGAAGCTAGGTAATAACCACTCCATACTGAATATGTTGAACGAGATAATGCTCCATAACTTGAGAAGAGAGTTGAATCACTTGCTGCGTTATTTAGAGAATCCCATTCATTACCTACTCCATTACCAGTGTAAAGATTTTGAGCCATTAAAGTCATCAAAGACTGTGCCTGAGAATCAAATTCTGTATCAAGAAGATTAACAATCTGTTCATCTCCCATGTTTACTGTTGTTTCAGCGATTGCGACTACGACAGGTTTATTAGCTGCTTTCAAGTAAAATTCTGCTTGAACACGAACATTCTGTCTATCTGTATCAAGTTTATCTGCAATACCCATATTCCCACCATTTGTAGTATCTTGGTATTTAATTGCAAATTTATAAGAAGTACCTGATGTCCACTCCTTTGGTTTCTGTAAGAATGTCATAAGACCTGGTGTACCTGTGGTAACTTGGTCATAAACTTTCTTTAAGATAAATTCACGAGTTGTTGTTGTAACTGCGGTATTAAAAATCATAAATTATTGTAAACTACGGAGATATTCTATTGCGTTTCCAAATTGACTTGGGTCTGGTCTAGCTCCTGTTGCTCCTGGAGTTACACTCACAGGGTCATTTCGCTTTGTTATATTGTCAGCAGTAACTTTCTGCGTTTTCTTTATAACATCAGACATATCTTTCATGTTCTGATGAGCAAGTTTAAGGTCTCTAAATCCATACTTGTTTGCATGTAAGAATAAAGCATTTTCATTAAGCGTTGGGTCAGCTTTTTTGATTTCTGCAAGTTGTGTTATAACTTCAGTTTCAATAGCTTTCTCCTTCTCAATTTCTTGCTCTTTTTCTTTTATCAAATCTCCTTTAACTTCTTGCTTTGCTATTTCTATTAGTTCAGCATAAGTTTGAGGTTGCCAATCTGGGTCAGCATAAGGCTTTTCCGTAGGTTTGTTATCGTTTGTAATCGTTCCCTTTTTTAAATCTGCTAATTCTTGAGAACGGCGAGTAAACTCTGGAGCAAAATTATCTTTCCACTCTTTAGTCAAAGTTTCCGCATCAACCTTTCTTCCATCAGGGAGTTCAAATAACTCTACTTCTGGTTCTGCTGGTTGCTCAGGTGTCTGTTCGTCAGGCACTACCGTTTCGGTTGTTTCACTTGGTGTTTCTTCCATTAAGGAATCGGCACTGTTATCAACTGATATTTCTTCTTCGGGCATAATTTTTTGGACTGATATAATTTCGCTTGGTCTTGTTAGACTGCGACCCTATAACTTGGTCTTTAATTGCCTAATAATGTGTAAGTGTAGGATGCTTACGCCCCATAAAACTATTTCTCTTCTTTCTCTTCTTTTTCCTTAGTCTCTTTTTCTCCTCCAATAAGTTTGTTTAACTTGTCAGATAATTTTTCTTTCTTTTCTCCTTTCATCTTTTTTTCTTCTTTTTTCATTTCTTTTATTTGGTCTTTAGCTTCTTCTAATTGTTTTGATTTCGACCCTGATTCTAATGTTTTAACTAGAGGAATATGTTCTTTAAAAAATTGTTTTGGTGTCATTTTAATCATATTATTTTTTTTCATTTGGTTTTTTAACCTCTAACGATTTTTCTGCTATAAGTTGATTGTGCGACTGTGCATCAACTTTTAATTTTGCTTCATCTTTAGCTTTCTGATTTTCTGCCATTTTTTCTGCAATTAAGATATTAGGGTCAGCTTTAATGTTTATTTGTTCAAGAAGTTGTAATTGTGCGTCAGGAGTTAAATCTTTGTAATTTATCGTAACATTTGGTGGTTTTTCCTCTTTTTGTTGCGGTTGTAGTGTTGCCATATCTTCAGCAGTTAATCCCACTGAAATTGGTTTATTGAGTTGCCATTTAACAGCATTTTGAGCTTTTTCTTTAGCTCCATCATAATTTTCTGCTTCAAGATAATCAACAAGTCCCAATGCTCCTTTTTCAAAGTCATTTTGTGCTTGTTCAAACCTAAACTCATCATCAACTGGTAAAGATTTACCTGCAATAATCTTAACTTCACTACCTGTTTCAAAGTCATCTTGTATAAGTTCGATAACTTCCCTAGCTCCCTCTTTACCCATCCATTTTGCATAATGATATTCTGTATAACGAGTTTTAGCCATTTGCATTCCCCAATCAAACACTTCTTTAGCGACATAGTCAGTAACTTGTATAAGTTCATTCAAACGCAAGAAAGATTGTTGAATAAGAGCTAGACGCCCTGCTTTAGTTTCTTGCCCTTCTCTTTCTCCTCTAAATGCAGATGATGCAGCCATTATATTATCAATCTCACTTCGGCTGTCTATCATATCATCAAATACCATTTGAGGAAGTGCTGTGCCTGTTTCACGAGTAACACCGTCTTTTACACCTTTACCCCAAATAATACCTTTAGTTTCAAATCGTATTCTTTGTGCATCAGATTTACCCATAACAGAAGCGTCAATCTTAATAATTCCGTTTACAAGTTCACAGTTTTCATCTATGTCCATTTTACGCTTGTCAATTCCTCTCTGTAATTCAGCGGAGAGTGTAATCATATCTGTTCTACCTATTGGACTGTTTTCATTGTTGAAAATAGTAGCAAAAATGTAAGGTTTTCTTGGAGCGTCAAAATAATTGAAGAAATAGGGTTTATATTGTGGTTGAGTTTGTTCTGGTTGCTGTTCACCTTGATTTTCTTGTGGAGTTTCTTGTGTAGGAACTTGCTGTGCCATTTGTGCTTTGCGTTGGTCTTGCTCAAGTTTAATTTGCTGTAAAGATTGTCTACGAGCATTGCCTTCTAAACTATTTAAGTTTTGTTCTTCTTCATCTGTAATTAAAATACCATCCCAATCCCAATATGGATTTTTTATAGTGTCAAGTATTATATTTTCTAGTTTAAAAATTACATAGTTACCAATCCAAGCTTCTTTGTATTTAACATCAGGGTTTTTAATATATAACTGTTCTTCGTCTTTAATTCCATACTTATCCATCAATTCTTGCTTTTTAGATGGAAATCTTTCAATAACAGCACATAAATTATCTTCAATTTCTTCAATAGCAAACTCACTATCTTGTTCTTTTGTGGCATATTTACCAAATCTAACTTTACGAGGGTCTATCGCACGGTAATCAAAATCATTTATCTTAGCGTTCCAACATGGTTTTATTACTAATAAACGCCCAAAATAAAGGTTTCTTAACCCTTTTCTTGTAATTTCTTTGATATTTAAGTCTAAATAGCGTTTTCTAAAGAAACTTTCTAACTTTCGTGCAAATTCTTGAGCAATTTCTCCATCTCTAGCAGGTAATATATTTATTCCAGGTGGATTAGCGATTATAGAATTAATAACTGCTTCCATGTTTACAAAGATTCTATTTGCCTGTACACGGTAATTCTTTCTTTTTTGGGGTAATAACTCTAACCACTTTGAATCGTTAGAATAAGCACGAGTATTTTGTGTATATACTTTATCTACTATATCCCAAATTTCAAAACTAGACTTCCATCTGTTTTCTACTAATTGTATTTTTTGCGTATCATCAAACTTTGATATATCTATTTGTGCCATTAAAATAAAAAACAAGCACGCCCAAATTTGGGAATGCTTGTCTTGTGAAAAAGAGTAAAGCGATTAAACTATATACATCTTACTACCACCTAAAATATCTGTCAAGCGATTTTATCTGTTCTTATATTATACAATGTATCTGCTCTTCTAATTGTTGATATTTTACCTGCGTTATCAAAATCTAATATAGCAGAACCTGAATGTATATTAAATACCCCTCTTTCAACTAAAAGCATGAAAGTATCATAATTTTGTTGAAACTTTAAAAACTTCTGTGCATCTGTTTCGGTAAGATAAATTGTAATTAGTTCATTATTCATTGTTTTCACTAAAGGCTCTTGATACATCATAATTATTATCAATATCTATTACGCTTTGTTTTTCTTCAACTTCATTAAAGAAGACTCCTGAACCACTGCCTTGCATAGCTAAGTATGAATATAAATCAGCAAAACAGTTATGCACTAAAATACCATTAGCAAAATACTCATGTTGGTCTGCAACAAATAAATTATATACGCTTCGCTCTCCTTTGAGTGGTTTTATTGTAACGAGTTTGATAGTCAGGGTATTTTTTACGCCATTCTCTTGCGTGCCACCTTGAAGTACATTTAGTAGAGCAGAACTTCCCACCTGTAATACTTGTTGAGATAGCGGGAGTATTACATTCGATACAAGTAAACTCAATTCTTGTAATAAGATTACATTTATATCTGTTGATATGGTCTTTCCCTGTTTCTGTTTTAAGCCACTGTTTAAGTTTTTCAATTCTTTTTGGAGTTTCTTTCCTAATTCTCTCCAATTGGGTTGCTCTAAACTCTTTTTCTTTCCAATGTTTTTTGAGATGATATGATTGATGTTTTCCTCTTTCAACACATTCCAAATTAGATATTTCGTTATTAAGTGGGTTATGGTCTTTATGGTGTATTCCAAATCCTTTTGGTATCTCTCCATTTTTGTCTTTCCATATTTCTTCGTGCAAACGCCCAACACCTTTTTTCTTAATGTTTCCGCTTGGGACATAGTAAACTTTTTCAGTGCGTCTTTTAGCGTTTGGGTATCTTCTAAACTTGATTTCTTTATAATAAATGACTTCTGCTTTTCCTTCTTGTATTGGTTGCATAATAATAGTATATCACTGCAAAGCAAATCACGCAATGGTTTAAATCCTTTATCTTTAACAAAAAATAAATGGTCAGGTGTAGATATTATTTTCGTTCCATTAGTAAATGTTGCTTCTACTACTTTGGTTTTTTTAGTAATGCCATTATGCAATACCTGTTTATAACCATTTCTTGTTAGTACATAATCTCCTACTTTTATATCCTTTATTTTTATCTGTCCTTTACTAGTAGTAATTAAAGTATTTTTATCAAAACAGAAGTGGTCTTCACCTGTTGTTGATGTCCACACATAACGCTCTATACCTTTATTATTAACTACTTTTTCACGCCTTAATGTCTCAAAATGTTTTATATACAATCTAAACATTTCATCTGCTGGAACTCCTATAAGCCACTTTGCTTCAATCATCGCTGTTAAAAATTGGTCAAGTATTCTATCTCTGAAGGAATAAACTATACCTTTCTTATCTCCTTCTCCCCACCATACTAGCATTTGAGGATTATTAGAGTTTTCCATGAAATAAGACATCTGCATAAATGGATATTTATCAACAATATATCGTGAAAGTGTAGTATTTGGCATTGCGTCTATTACTCCACTTGTAGGCTTCCAAAGTGCGATAATATCATCTAAATCAGAATCTTTGCTAAATCTTCCCATTTTAATAATGCCTTTATCACTTCTTACAACATAATGTTTTATATTACCCACATCAACACCTAAATATACATTACGAGTAGTTAAATCTTTTGGTGTCCACAAATCTAGGATTGTTGTTTTAGATACACTTAAATCTCCAGGACTATATGACTTACCAAGAACGAAGTTATTGAAATATGCTGGGTCTCCCTCACTATCTTCAATAATTTCCTCTGCTTTAATCCAACAACACATTAAGTGTGAAATATGATAACCAGATACTTTACTTCCAGGATTTTGTGCTACCCATCTACCTTGTCGTCTAATATCATCAGATATAGGCTCTTTACATGCCCTACATTGATAGAATTTGCCCTCTAGGTTGATTGAATCAGGAAAGACGAGATAATGTTCATCTTTACATTTTGGACATGTTATACACCATTCTTTTTGGTCTGACTTCTGAAATTGTAGGTCAAGTTCATCTCTTTCAGTTCCAGGGTTAGAAAACATCCAACGCCCTTTATATTCACTGGCTTTAGTACGAGATTTATATGTTTCAATAGCTAACTGGTCCGAGCGTGAAATCTCATCATGTATAAGCAAATCTGCTGTTGTTGAAATTGCTGCGGTTTTACTATTTGTACCCTTAAAGAAGATAAATCGGTCATTAAACTCTTTTCTTTCAATGTTATCAGTCTGCATTCCCTCAAACTCATGATTATTTGATTGAACTATCTTATTAAACTTAGATGATACGAACTCGGTTACATCTGAATCAGAACTCATTGTGTAAATGATGTTGAAATGTAGATGTTTTATAGCGAATAATGCTTTAATTGAGTAAGTAACAGATTTTCCAACCTGAGCACAAGCAGTCAAGACTTGCACAGGGGTAAAATCACATAATATATCTAATAACCAAGGTCTATCTTTAAAATCAAACGGCTCACCTTTTTCTGAAAGGATATTCTCCGATGTTATCCAATCTAAGATTGAAAAGTATTGTTTATTTTCCTTTGACATCTTCGTCTTGAATAGTTATTACGGGTTCAATTCCTACTAAACTTGATGTTATTGCTGTGGCACTTTCTAAAGCTAATCTTGTTACTTTAAATGGGTCAATAATACCTGAATCAAACATATTAACTAATTGTTTTGTTTTAAAATTATATCCCATTTCTTTATTAATCTTCTTTAATAGATTTTTATTATGGAATAAGAGTTTACTAAACCAATAATTTTTATACATACCAGCATTTATAGCCATCTGAATGGTAGGTTTTGATAGTATTTTACGAAACATTGGTTCATTAATCTTTTTTGATAATTCAAACAATGAAACTCCGCCTCCTGCAATTATTCCTTCTTGTAAAGCACTTTGTGTTGAATTAATAGCATTATCAAACTTATATTTTTTAGCATTAAACTCTGTATCAGTATAAGCCCCAACACGGACAACACCAATTCCACCAGTTAATTGAGCTAATCGTTCTTCAAGCATCAATTTTGAGTATTCGCTAGTAGTATTTTCTATTTCTCCTTTGATTATATTTACTCGTTCAGTAGTATCTCCTTGTCCTCCAATAATTGTTGTAGTATCACGAGTAATTATTACCTTTTCTGCTCTACCACATAAAGAACTATCGGCAGTATCAAGTTTCATTCCCATCTCTTCACTTATCACAGTTCCACCAGTTAGAGAAGCCATATCAAATAAGAAATCTCTAGCCCTTGAAGCATTATATGGATTTTGTACACAAGCGATATTTGCTATTTTGTTCTGTGCATTATAAGCTAATGTTCCTAAGGCTACGCTCTTAACATCATCAGCTATAAATAATATATCTTTACCAGTTCCAATACTCTTTAATATATTTAAAACTTGCTCATTTGTGCTTATTACTCTATCTACAAGTACAATATAAGGATTTTCTAATATACATGTTTCCTTATCACTGTTTATGAAATATGGAGAGATTAATCCCTTATTAAATCTAGCACCTTTGACTATTTCTTTTGAATAACCAAGTTTGGCTCCTTTTTCAACAGTAATAACTCCATTTATGCCTACTTCTTTGATTATTTCAGCGATTATCTTTGCTATATCAGTATCAAGGCTTGATATTGTTGCAATCTTTTCAATATCTTCTTCTTTGACCTCTCGTTTCATTTTAGATAATTCAAATAAAGTTTCTTCTAATCCTTTTGTTAAACGCTCCTTTACTTCTCGTATTTTAGAACTATCATTAGCAATCTCTTTAAATGCTTCATTAACTAAAGCTTGAGTTAAAACTGTTGTGGTTGCAGTACCATCTCCTCCCTCAATGGAAGTCCTAATAGCTCCTTTGCGTAACATTCTTAATCCTATATTCTCATAGTGGTCTTTAAAATTAAGACTTTTAAGAATTGTTACTCCATCATCACATTCAATTGGGTCTAACCCTTCCCATTCAATCATAGCAGACATACCAACTGCTCCTAATGTTGGTCGTACAGCATCACAAGCCTTATCAATACCTACTTTAATTCTTTGCCTTGCTTCATTACCAAACTTTATTTCTTTATTTTTCTCCATAATTCTAATAGTTTTTCAATAGTTAATGCTTTTAATATAATATCTGTTAATGGGACATAAACAATATACATTCCTTGGTGTTCTATGCCTCCTATGTTTATATCTGGTTCTTTAAACGAAAATCCTTCAGGGATAGAATCAATCTGCACCTGTTCAAACTTACAATTTATATTTGTTCTGGTATATCGCATGATAATAAATCATCAATAAGAACATATTTACAATCATCTATTTCAAAAGTATTAGGGGAGTATTTTGTCCATATTACTACATCACCGATAACAAGCTGATGATTTCCTATATAAACAGGAATATCAGGCAATAATTTAACTTTACCTTTATAAACGAAATCATCTTGCACTTCCACAACTTCATATCCTTCTGTTTTTTGTTTTTCTAACTTTTCTACAACTATATATTTATTACTTATGACCATAAACTAAATTAAATCCTGTTTCAAAAGACTGTAAAATGTCATTTTGATGATTTCCTCTGTCTAAAGCAACTAACTTTGACTTAAAAAAGAAAGCATCTTTATGTCTATCAGTTATTAATCTGATACACCAATGTCCTTTGTCACATTTATTCTTATAAAAAGCAATATGTTGAGAAGTATTTGACCAATCTACTTCAATTTGCTTGACCGCTTGACCTTTAAAATCTTGTTTACATTTATCACACCAGAAATCAGTTACAGTGACCCACTTAGCATCTTTGATTAATTCTTCCCTCTCCTCTAATTCCTTAATTCTATTACGATGAAAAGTCCTATCATTACTTCGTTTCTCTTGATTATCTATGAGTTCCTTAATATGATAATGTTCTTCTATTTGTGGTTTTGGTCCAATCATAATTATTTTATTCCAAATAACTTTTTAATTCCAAACTTATCTTCTCTTTGTAATTCTTCGTATTCCTCAGTCGTTCCTTCATCAAAGAAGCAAGATTTTCCATCGCCCTGTAATTCAGCATTTTCATTCATTGCTTTAACTGCATTCTCAATAACATTTTGTGAAGATTTACTTAATTCTATTAGATTTTTTATTCGTTTAAACATTTCCTTGAATTAGTTTAGCTTTAATGGTTTCATTAATAGCATTTATCTTTTCTTGGGTTTCACTATTGAAGATAAAGTTATAAGTAGTTTGTGATTTAGGTTTTTCATCTGGATTTTCAATACCATAAATATCTTTAGTGTGTTTTAACCCTTTATCAATAGCATTTACATCAGGTTTTTCGTTTTCTCCAGTTGTAGCATCTAATAAAACATTTATCTTATCTGCTATTTTTTCTGGTGTAATTCCTTTTTTTATAAGAGCTGATTTTAGAGTTTCTTGCTTGATTTCTATTGCTAAAGCTACACTTGGTTTTCCTAAGTTTTCCACAGCTAGTGCAGAAGCTATCTTTTCTGGGTTTTTCCCTTCTATATCGTAGTTATTTAAAGCTGATTGTGTTCCGTTTCCAGTCAATACATAATCATCAACAAATCCGTTCTGTTTCTTAGTCAACTTTGGGAGTTTCTTCGGTTTTATTATTAGATTCTCCATTTTCTATAAAAGGGCTTATAACCCCATTTTCTTTATCTTCAACCCTTTTTAATAATTCAATACTAGATTTTACTCCCAATTCACAATTATGCTTTTCTAATACTTCTGTTAAATCTTTAGTTAATGCCTCTGCTTCTTCTTTGGTTAGTTCTTGAAGTTTCATATTATGCTACTTTATTAATGATAAAATCAATACTTTCTACTTCTCCTGCTAGTGGTTGATATTCAGTTTTTTCTATAAACTCTTTAATTTTGTCAGGATTTTTAACCGTTAATTCTATTTCTTCGTCTAAAAGAGTTTCTAATTCTTTAGTTAAATCTGCTGTTTTATCGTTCTCAAACTGATATTCATTTTTATCAGTAAACTTTGGCTCTCCATTTTCATCTTTAACACAAAACTCTTTAAATATAGTCTGTCTAGCTTGTTCAAAATCTTGTAACTTTCCTGTTAAATCTTTAAAAAATTCATCTCTTATTCTTGAGTCTACAAGATTAAGCTTTGTCTCTTTTAATGTTTTATAAAATAATGTAAGATATTTTTTTTGTATGTTCATATTACTTTTTTAATTTATGTTTTAAATCTTCTTTATAATGTTTTAATTTACCGACCGATTTTTTTCGTCTTTTTATAACCTTTTTCGCTATACGAGTCTCCTTATTCATGAATATATTATAATACCTAATAATCATTTACGCAAGTCTAATCCCTTTAATTCCTTTAATAATAAACTGCAAGCAATTTTGGGAGTTTTCCCCTCAGTAATACAATATAAATTGTCCCCATCTTTTTGACCTACCGCTATCCATTTGTTGTTATCTTTTTCAAACTCTAAGGATACAAACCCATATTTAGCTATGTTTACAAAGTATTGATTAATAAAGTCATCTATTTCCTCAAAGTCTTTACTTAATTCTACACTCGCAATAGACTCATCCATCATCATGTCTTCTTTAAGGTTTGGGAACATTTTGTCTAGTTCTTCTTGGGTCATATTAAAAAGAGATTATCTTCGTTTTTAATTTTCTCATCTATGTATCGTTTTGTTTTTAATACAATCGTATCTTGATTAGAATACTTATTAGGACAACTAATATAATAAAAATTTTCGTCTTCTTTTATTATTGTAATTATTTCATAATTGTAATCTGAATTAAATCTTTGTTTCATTAAGTATTGTTCATATTTTTCATCATTTTTTCTTTCTAAATTTTCCCCACATCCAAATTCATCTACTTCTCTTGATAAATAAAAGGAACCGAAACTTCTATGTACTATGTAGTATTTTATTTTTTGTGGTATTTTCATATTATTTTGATAATGAACCTGATTTAGTAATAGTTGTTGTTATACCTTGCGGTACTCCGCCTTTAGCCACTTCTGGGGTGGTACATTATTACTAAACTAGATTCACTATCACTTACTTATAATTGGTAATGGAGTTTGTTAGAGAGTATACGTTCGGGAATGACCTCGGTTACAGCCTATTCATCTTTTTATTGCTTTAGGATAACGATTCGGGCACTGTACAGCCCCCTATTGCAACTACCCCATACACTCCCTAACGAACCCCACTACCACGACCATTATTTTAACTTTTCTAATAAATCATCTAATGCTTGATTATATCCTTCACAATTACAAATCCCTTCACTACCACATCCATTACATACTTCTATATAAGTTAATGCTCTCTTGGGACTTGTTGAAGTATCTTTTCTAATGTCCTCCACCTCCCCTCGTATCAAACTCAATATCTCTGGGATTTTGTTTATCATCTCTGTGCGTGCTTGGTTGAAGCCAATTCTTTGGTCTCTTTCTCCTATTTTCCATATTTCATATACTTCACCAAACTCATCTTCTCTATTATTAGTTTCTTTTTCCTCTGGCATTAATTCTATTATTTGTTCTGTTAGTGATTTAGGCATATTAGTTTAAGTTAAATACTTGTAGTAATTGACCTTGTTTCCCAATTAACCACGCTTTGTCTTTAGGAACTAGCTTACTTTCTATAACTTTTAATCCATAGAAAGAGGTATATATTGGAGCTTCTAATTTCTTTTCTACTCCCAGCTTACTCAAAGCTTTTTCAAATGTATCTTTATCTCCTATTTCTAAATGTTGTTCTTTCATAATCTCTTTTTATTTCTCCCTTTTATTGTCGTGACGAGGGACAATGGGGGTTAATAAATAACTTGTGGAACAGTAAATACGACCTTTTTGCCACAATTTGGGCAAGTATGCTCATAAGTTCCTGGTGTTCTATAAAGCATAGTTGCAGGATTGTGTTCTTTTGATAAACATATATCTTCTTTTTTGGGTTCACTTATTTTTCTTTCCATATATTTCTCCCCCTTATTTATGCCTGACTAGGGCTAAGGGTAACTAACTTATTAGATTGATAAAATCCCTTAAAATGTTTATTTATATACTTTCTATGTGCTTTTATTGCTTCCAATTCTGTTTTACAATGACCTAGATATTTTCGTTTACCGTCTATATTTATTCTAGCTACCCATACTTTTCTACTTTTGACATAAAAAACGCCAAGATATTTAGAAGTTTCATTTTGTGGTTTTGTTTGATTCCTCATACTATCACTATAACTTACCCATCTTAAATTACTTAATCTATTATCTAAACTATTTATATTTTTATGGTCTACTACTGGATGATTATTAGGGTTAGGGATATATGTTTGTGCTAATAAACGACTAATTTTATAGTGTTTAATCTCTCCATTTTTACATAAAGAAACAGACAAATATCCTTTTCCACCCCCTGCTATAGAACATTTCAAATATCTTTCACGTTTATAAGACCATACTTGACCTTTCTTATTTATTGCATATAACCCTTCGTAACCTTTTATATCTTTCATAATTTTGTACCAAAAGCCACCATACGCGTTGAAAGTATATGGTGGCTACTGGTTTCAACGCTAGTAATACTTTCATTATACACTATTCAGTTTTAAATAACAATGACTTTTAATTATAGGGTTGTTGTTAGTAATCGGAGTACCTCATCCTTGAGAGTACTTAGGTTAGTTAGTTAATAATCAACGCAATTATATACACTGTTATTGCTAATCCTCCTGCTATTATTATTGATGATATAAGTATTTCCATATCTTATTTAATTGATGTGGCTGTTAATTTTATTAAAATACTTCGTTTGTGTGATTACTTTACATTTCTTGCAAACTCTCCACGGATTACCTTTAAAAATTCGTATTTTTGTGTTCTTTAAAGAAAATTCGTGACCATTTTTACAATGAGTTTTCAAAACTTCTTTTCTAAATGGAACATTTCTTCTCAGATTTTCAGTTCGTGATACTGGCTCTAAGTGTTTTGGATTGACACAATTCCTTACTCTACATAAATGGTCTATTTCTAACCCTAATGGTATTTCTCCTATTAGTAATTCGTAAATAATTCTATGTGCCCGTCTACGTTTACCTTTTATAGTGATAACCCCGTAACCTTTTAGGTCTATTTCACCAGTCCACAACCAACAATCTTCGGTCTTATTTATTTTATTGTTATATTTGTCCATTTATCTATTTTATCACACACCAATGTTTAATGCAATAGCCACACCAATTTGTTTTTAATTAATTATCTTCTAAAAATTCCTAATAATATACTACCAGTTGCCCAACCTGATAGTCCGCACATTATCCAAAATAAAACTGTTGGTATTGTTGTTTCCATATTGTTTTTAATTAATTGCTAATGTTTTTGATTGGAGTAATTAGGACTGGTATAATTTTATATATTCCTCTAAACTTTTTCTGTTTTTCTAGTTCATTTTTAGCTAGATTATAACTATCATACGCATCTGAGAGAGTTCCATTTATAACTATACCCCATGCTTTTATTGATTTAATTTTTTCTTCTTCTTTATTCATTGTTTTGATTGATTAAGATTTTACTATTACCTCCATAAGTATCAGTCGTCTTATGACACTCTATACACAGAGTCCGACCATTATCTATGGCAAAACGAAGTTCGGGGTAATGAGCAAAAGGTTTTATGTGGTCTGCGTGTAAAATAATCCATTTACCTTTACTATTTTTTGTAGTTCTACTTTTTATTCCACACCATATACAAGTCCAATTGTCTCTCTTAAATACTGCTTCTCTCCACAAACGATATTCAAGAGAACCTCTAATTTGATGATTTATTGGAGTAACCCCACCTTTCCAATTAGGATGTTTTTTACCTAATTTTTTTAAACTCATTATTTTTCTTGTTTTTTCAGTAAGTTTAGTTCCAATTTTAGTCTTAGACATTTTTGTTCTAGCTTCAAGTGACATCTTTTTACCTTTCTTAGATTCACTAATGTTTCTTTTATGCTCTTCTGTGAATTTATAACCTTTAAACATAATTTATCTGATTAGATTGATAATTAAGCACTAGAACCTGCATTATCCATAGCTTCATCTTTGCGACCTTGTTTATATCCTCTTTCTTCGGCTTGTTTGATTTGAGATTGGATTAGTTCAGATACAGCTTCATCTATTCCTTGTAACTGATTTGCAGAGTGAGAACCATTATCTAATTTTGCTACGATATTAAATAATTTACTCTTCCATTCCATAGGTTCTTGGGGAATCATTCTACAACGAGAATCATGTTTAGGTAGTATATTTGCACAATCTGGACAAAAAGCTATTTTTTTACCTTTAGGTTCTTTATAAAATTCAAAAGTTCCACCAGTATGTTTCTTTTGCCATTCTTCAAATTCTTTCTTTGATGAAAAACTTATTACCTTTCCATCTGATTCAATAGCAAATAAGTTATTTTCCCCATTTTCTTCCTCTAAGACTGGAGTTGAAAGAGTATCAAAAAACATCATCTCTCCTTCACAACTTGGACATTGTTTACTATCTGAAATCCAAGTAGTGAACTCTGCTTTACATTCTCTACATATAGCTATTGGTTCTTTATTTTCCATATTTATCTTTATTTAGCTAAAACTAATAATGTAATTACGACCAGAAACGCTATGACTGTTATAAGACCTATTGTTGGAAGTATACACATATAATTTACCAATTTATTTTAATAATGTTTTGGGGTAATTCTGGCATAACACTTTCTATTTCTTCCTTGGAGAAAGAGGCTATGCCTTGACCCACGGGCGTTAAGTAAAAAGTCTTTTCAGGACACCAGTTTGCGACCTTTATTAGATTTTCAAAACTTTGTTTAATACTATCTAACGGTAACTTTTTCATTTGTGTATCTAGCGTAGGAAAGGCATAACTTTTAAAATCGTGTCCTGTGCCTTGTATTCCATCTCCATTACCCCATATTGCCCCGAAATCTTCATAAGCCTGTTTTGCACTTCCTCCTAGATGATGTCCGTTTAAATTACTTCCAAAAATTATAACTTCTTCATCATCTAAACTTTCTATAAAGTTATCTTTGTTTAGTTTCATATTTATTCATTACTACCGTCAGTTTCAATAAACTTTCCACCAACTAATTTATACCAAGTATCTCCTTTTATTTTTTTACCATCTACTTTTACAGATTTTACACAAATAGGATGTACTTTATTTAAGTCATTATCCTCATTCCATTCGGCTAATACAATGAATGAACCTACTGAAGCTTTAGCTTTAGATTTTCTTCCTATTGCACAAGCTATTGCATCTGATGTTTTGGTTGCGGAGTGAGCACCATAGCCAGAAGTTGCGGAGTTAGCACGATTGCCAGAGGTTGCGGAGTGAGCATATTCGCCAGAGGTTGCGGAGTGAGCACGATTGCCAGAGGTTGCGGATGTTTTACTAAATATCTTTTTGGTTGACGCTTTTTGCCATATAAACTCAACAGATGCTTTAACCATTGCTTCAATAGATAATTTTCCGCCTACTTTTAATTCAGAACAAGATACTTTACTATCTCCATTTTTTTCTTTATCAATATCCCCACTTGCCTCTATTTCATAAAACACACTTTGAGTAGGTTTATAATAACTAAAACAATCAATAGGATTTTCACAAAAATGAAATCCACTATTACATTTTTCTACTTTTCCTTTATGAATATGTAACTCTCCTTCTTTATATTGGTAACCATTACAAGTTAAATCTTTATTAAAGCCCTTATATCCTTTTATTATTTCTTTTTTTGACATGTTATTTTATATTAATTAATAATTATCTATTCTTACCTTTTAAAATACCTGCTTCGTAGATTTCTCTTATAATCTTTTGGACTTCTCTATTTGTTGGGCGTTTTGTTGCCATTAACTTAGTGTATGCTTCTCGTTTGGTCATATAGAAAATAAATTAATAATAATGATATAAAGTATCGGGATTGAAATAAAGATTAATATAAACCACCAGATAGCTTCTTTAATTTTTTTGTCTTGCTCTCGTTTAATTGAGTGGGTGCCTCGTGTTGGCATTTGTAATACCTCTGCCCAATATAATACTTCCTGTTCGTTGTCTAACTTTTGCAAGATAGCCTGTCTTCGTCTATCTCCTTCTTTAACAACTTTGTGGAAAATCTCTTCTTTAATCTTTTTGTTTTTACCTTTTTTGACCAGTGTATTTATGTTCTTTTCAAAGCGTGGTTGGTCTTTTTTTAATTGTTTAGGTATTTTCATATTATTTACAATAACTAGGATTGCATTGATAATTTATTTTAGAACCTGCATATAGACCTGTAAGAGCTACTACGATAACAAAGATTATTATAAATGTTTTCATAAACTTTTTAGGCTTTTTATTAATGTTGCCTATGTATATATTATATTACTGTTTCATATATCGTGCAAGTAAAACTGTGGATAAGTATGTATACAAGTTATAAAATATGTGTTGTATTACTTTCCTTGTTTTTCGTTTCTTTTCTCAAAAGCCTTGATATATTTAGATTCTAAGTCAAACCAGTAATATAGAGTTCTAAGAGATACTCTGGCTTTCTTAGCAATCACAGTTAAAGGCATAGCTCCGTCTGATATTAGTTTTAGTATTTCTTTTTCGTTATTAATTTGTTTTTTCATTTTAAATATAATTGTCTATCACTTTTTTGATTAATTCTACTTCTTCTTTTGTTTCATAAGTACTATCTAATAACACATTAGCATGTCCTTTACAATTTTGATGGTCATTATATGCCTTAATTGGTTTGTATATTTTTTCGTTTATTTTTTCTTGTGTTTTCATAATTTAATATATGTTATATAATCTTGCTTTTAAACTTGATAATATCTTTTCTGTAGCTTTACAATAATGTGATAATTCAATTTCTCTTAATCCTCTTATTGTTGCTTGCCATCTTCTTTCTGTTTCTTTATCTGTTTTTTCTCGTTTTTCTATGAAGTAAATAGCTTTTTCTTTCCTTATTTCTGCTATTTCAAATTGCATTTGTGCAAAAAGATTTGAGAGGTCATCTCTATAGTTTTCTAATTGGTCTTTAGAAAGATTCTTCTCATTTACTTTTTTTATAAGTTCTAATAATTTCATAAATTAAAATCCAATATCTTCTCTATCGTTTAAATCTATGCCAGTATCAGGGTCGATGGCAGTATGGTCTTCTTCTTCAACTTTTTCTAATACTGGGCTAGCGACCTTTTCATTTTTATTACCAAATTGAAAACTCTCAAGGATTATTTCAGTTTTATATTTTTTCTCTCCACTTGTTTTATCTTCCCAAGTTCGTGTCTGTAATCTACCTTCAATATATAACTGGTCTCCTTTTTTACAATACTGTTGAATTGTTTCTGCTTGTTTACCAAAAGCGATTAAGTTGTGAAACTCGGCTTGTTCTTGTTTTTTACCATTGTTATCTTTCCAAGTTCTATTGGTAGCTATCCCAAAACTTGATACTTTCATACCACTTGGTAATGCTTTGAGTTCTATCTCTCTAGTTATATTTCCTATTAGGATTACTTTATTTAGATTTATCATATATTGTTTGTATTTTATTTATAAGTTCTTCTCCTTTTTTTAGACCTTGTTGTAATTTTTCTACAAAATCATCATTTGGCAGTATTCGTTTAATCAATAATCTTTCTTTGTAGTTAGGATTATAAGCGATAAAGTCATTCCATTTTCTACCAGTGATAAGTAGTTGCATTTGCATTTGCCAGAGATATTTTTTTTCAATTTCAAAATCTCCGTTTTCTTTTAAATCACAAATCATTTCAAAATGTTTAGTATCTGCAAAGCATTTTATTTCTACAAGTCCATCTTCTCCAACAAGACCGTCTGGGCTTACTCCTGTGAGTTTATAGTCTTCATTAACGATAAATCCAACTTCTTCCACTTTGTTATTAGTTTCAAGTTCATACATTTGCCTAGCATAAGGTTCAAATTCTACTCCTCTTTCAATATCTTCTGTTGTAAACTTTTCTTTATCGGATATTGAATACTTTTGAGCCATTTTGTCCCAACATAAAGTATTTAGCCCTGCCCCTTGATTTCCTATTTCACTTGCCTTACTTGCAGTTAGTGGATATTGCTCTCGGAGTTTAAACCATTCTTCTGATTTTTGTTCACAGTTAAAGATTTTTAGCATAAGTATTTTTTCGTTTATTTTTTCTTGTGTTTTCATAATTTAATATATGTTATATAATCTTGCTTTTAAACTTGATAATATTTTTTTTTTAGTTTT